CGTAGTATTCGGTGTAGAGGTTCTGTGGTAGAACCCCACGGGCTTGTTCTCGGCAGACGCCTGCTTCGATAAGGCTGTTAAATAAGTCTAGAGATTTTTCATTATGTATCCCAACAAGATGTGAGGCTGGAATTGGCGTATAACCGCCCCACTCAACTTCTGGATCGATCAACTCTTCGGCATTGCTTGCCTGTCGGTTGCTTTTGTGTTGTGTTCTGAATGATTCAGGTTCGTAGAATCTCATGTCTAAATCAGTATATCGTCTACTGATCTCGTTGTATGACCACGTCCGATGACGATGATGCTGACTTCTAATGTATAATGGCACAACAAATCTGAATGTTACAACATTGTGTTCGAACGTAGACGTGTGTTTATGATTTACGAGATACTTGATTAACTTCTCATCTTTTTCATCTAACGAATCTCTGTGCTTTCCGAATGAGACACGAGCGCTATTTACAACTGTTAAGTCAGAGCCCATATGATCAACATACTCAACTACTCCGATACCATCGTTGTATAGTTCTACTCTTTTTTGCATTGTAATTAACTCTCTATTTAGAATTAATATTCTACATCAGATAAACTAAATGTATAAGACTATGAGCAGCTTTCACAGAGTACAAGGTAGTCAAGACTATTTAGTTCGTTTAGTTCTTCTACTACAGCTTTTTGAACTCTGTGCTTTACTTCGTAGCTATCTCTATTAGACGGATTAAGGCGTGTGTTTACTTCTTCTACAATGATTCTAAGTTCTGTAATGTCATATTCTACATGTATATTTTTCTTTTTACTACACTGTTGACAAGTAAACCCTCTTTCTACTATTTTTGGAAACTTCCAGTTAAGGAAGATGTCTGCTCCAAGATGAACTTCAGTAGTAATGTCGTCTATTATCTTGTCGACATTCTTATTTTGAAAAAAGTTAATCATTTATAAATCCGTTTATATTACTATATATTTCAAGCATACAAATATACTAATCTTTTAACCCGAATACAACAATCTCTCTAAGATGACTTTTCTAATCAAAATAGAGAGATTGTATAGTTACTAAATTTGAAAATCAGAACTGAAGTACGCAGTTATCAAATCTTAGTGTAAGGTCTATTTGCATGATATCGCTATCGCCGTCGTACTTAAGATCGCCATACTTTGCGTTAACTATGAATGCGCCTTTGATGTCCCATAGTTCAATTACTGTCCCTACTGGGTCCAGGAGCTTAAGCTGTATGTCTCTTTTGTAGAAGTCTGCGTATCCGGCTCTTCCTGAGACTGATTCGAAGTGAGTTCTTACCCATTCCATTACCTGCTGTGCGCCTGAAGGTGCGATAGGGTCGTGTAATGTGATATTCATCTGGTCAAATTCAAACCCACCAGCGACGTAACGTTTAGAGTTAATGAATGGGATCTTGATCTCTGATATTTTCATTGACGGACGATTAGCAGTCTTGATCAAGAATGCGTCGATGCCTTCGATCTGCAATACCCAACGTTGTCCTCTTTTTGGTTCAAACTTGTTGGGTAACATGTCTGTGACGGATAGTGTTGTAGCCATTTTTTGTATTCTCCTAGAATCTCTTAATTATAATTATATTGTTACAGCGTATTTGACACAACAAAGTCAAGTGATATGAATTCAGCTGTCTTAGTTGGTTGTATGTAGATTTTTCCGCGAAGTGTGTTGTTCTCTACATCCATTTGAGTTGTTGTCTCAGTGTCAATTTTTACCTTGTAGCGATCAAGCCCGGCTTTCTCTTGGATGCTTTGTAGAAGTGGGTTGACTTTTGCTTCGAAGGCCGCAAGAGTCTCTGATCTGTTAGGTTCAAACAAGAACCCAAGAGCTATATTCTTAACTGAGCGTCTGATTGTTATTAGCAATCTTCTGACGTTTACACGATCAAGTGAAGATGCAGCTTGTAGCATTGTCTTCTGCCCCCAGATTACAACTTCTGTTCCTGGGAAAGATGTGATCGGGTTGATTTTTGCTTCGTAGAGCGAATCAAGGTTAGCCCTTGAGAAACTTGCTAGGGTATCCTCGACGGACTTTAGAGCTCCTCGAGTGAAACCTGCAGGTGCATACCAAGGATGTGCTAAAGAGTCATTCAGAGCCATCGCACCAAGAACTGCTACTGAAGGTGGTACATTTATTTGAGTCTTAGTTATTGGGTCAGTCATTATTACGTCTGGGAAGTATGCTGCAGCGAATGAAGAGTCAAACCCTTCTGATATGAACTGTGCAATTGTGAACCCTACGTCTGTTATTTGTGAATCTAAGAGTTTCGTCTCGTTGTTGCTATCTTTTTCAAGGATGTCTGCTATGAAGAGTGCATCGAATCTGCTCTCTACTGCGTCTATTGCGTATTGAGTAACAGCACTGTGTCTTATACCGGGAACTGCCAGTATTTGTATTTCTACGTCTGACTTACTAGTGATAACATCCAATGCTTTTCTGTATGATACTACTGTTGGGCCTGAAGTTCCGCCTTGGTTTGAGGCATCTTCCATTTCCCATACAGTTGCTGCATTTTGCATTTTTGCTTTTTGTTCCCTGAATATGTTTGTGCCGTCGAATCCGCCTTGCATCAACATTGTGAACTTTGCGAATGATGAGTTAGTTGATCCTGTGACGTCTGATGCCAAGAGAAAGCGTGTAACTGATGTGGCGTCGTCTAGTACAGAATCATATCTGTAGTTTGACTCTTTCCAATCAATTGCTCTTTCAGTTGCATCACCATCAAGGTCTTTTACATTTACTTCAATGTTCTCTAATGAGAATTCGTGACCGGTTCTTGATACGATTGTGTTAAGTGTTCCGTTAGGTAGGAATTTAACAAGGTTTTTTACAATGGAACTCTGTGTAAGTAGAGCATTTGGTTCTGCTACATCTTGGACTTTTGAGAACTGAACGCCCCAGTGTAGCTTGGAGTAAGACTTCTTGCTGAGAAGCAGTCCAACTGCTACATTCTGTCTGTATGGTGTTGGGAGGTTCTTAGCTGCTACAACTGTGCCGTCTATGTTTCCAGGTGCAACAGATACTATCATTTCCTCATATGCCTCATGACCGAATGGAACTGCATTTACAGGTATCTGACTTTGAGATACATCGTCTGAGACTTCTATTCTTATGTATTTTGATACGTTGTCGTAAGTCCCTGAGGTCTGTAGCTGTTGTGTTGGATTGTCAAAGTTGAAAAAAGTTCTTTTGTCTCCGATCTTTTTAGAGATAAAGTTAGATGATGTTGGGTCCAAGTTTAAGCTTGAGAATCTTTCTATCTGTTTTTGACCGGCATCTGTGTCGTTAAAATCTCTTACTACTAGATCAAACGTTCCAAAGCTTCCATTCTTGTCATAACGTAAGTTAATGATAGATATTTTTATATTGGAGTTTTCGAACTCACCGTCAGAAAGAGCGTGGACTTTGAACAGCTTGAACTTATCAGAGCCGAATGACTGTGATTTTACCCAAGGAGTCTTTGCGTGATTAAATCGTTGCTCGAAAGTCTTGTATTTCGCATCTGCTCCAACATCTTCAGTTACTATCATTTCAGTCAGCGTTGCGCCTACAGGGGCAACAGCTGCTTGATTCTCATCTATTTCGTAGTGAGTGTAAAGTAGGTGACCTTTTTCTTCTATTAGAAGAGGATCAGTATTTAAGACATTAGCAATGTAATAGGCACTTGTTGGATCAAGTGAGAATGTAATGGCTGTTGCAACGACAGTAGCAGCATCTCCAGAAGGAACGTAGGTGTTTAGTGTCATAACAGAGGTCTTTGTGGCATCTGCATATGATCCCACTGACATTGTGACGCCGTATGGAATCATTACCACAGCTCTTGCCACTAGTGCGCATGTGCTGTCAACGCCGCCACTGAAGGCTGTTAGCGTGTGAGTAGAGGAGCCTGCATATGTAGGAACAATTCCATTCAGCTCTTCAGTTGCCCCTGATGTGTCTGTTATTGTGACCGATACGTCGGTGGCGCCACCAGAACTGTCCACTACGAGCGTATAACCAGCAATCGTGTCCCATGAAGTAGTGTAAGAAAATGTCACTAAGCTTCCTCCTGCAGGAGTCCAAGTAATAGTGTCGCCTGATGTCTCTGTGATCGTCAGCCCTGTAGTTGATGATGAAGCAAATGTAGTAGCAGAAGGAGTATAAATAGTCTCAGTGACTCCAGCGTCAGCTAATACTGCTGATCCTGCAGTGTCTGTCATGTAAGCACTTATTAAGTGAGATGTTCCTGCTGAAGTGCCTGTTGCGTAATTGTTTTTAGCAGTTCCTGCAGTTACTAATCCTGTACTCGTGACGGGTAGAGCATCTCCAGCAACGAAACCAGCTGTTATATCAGCTCCTGTTCCTGTTCCAACTCCGAGTGTTCTTACGAAAGTAAGTGACTGAGCATTCTTTAACCATTCATTGACAGCTAAAGGGGCGTACTTTTCGCCGTCTGACTCTCCGAATTGTGCAACGAACTCTTTAAAATCGCCAATAGTAACGGGTACAAAGGCAGGACCGCGTAAAGAAGTACCGATTACACAAGCTGGAATGCCTTGTGGTCCAAGTCTGCTTGGTTGTGATAAATCGATTTCTCTTGTGCCGACTCCTGCACTGCTGTATGTTAGTTCAGACATTAGTAGATCTCTCCATTGTATTATTAATTATTCTTTTATTCAAAACTTACACCTGAAGATGTAACAATAAAGTCGATTGCTACGTATTCAATGGCACGTGTTGGGACCAGTACAACTCTACCATTCATTCTATTTGACTCTATGTCAGAAGGTGTGTTGTTTGAGTCGTCAACTGTTATTGAATACATATCAACACCTTGTTGAGTCTGTATTAGTGAAAGTTTTGGTTTTAGTTGTGATGCGAATTTAGCTCTTGTAGTAGCGTTATTCTGTTCAAACAACATGTTCTTCGCAACTGCAACTACTTGTCTTTTTACTTCAAGTAGCATACGTCTGACATTGACTCTATCAAGTGAAGAAGCTGTCATTTGCAATGTCTTTTGACCAAAGATGACATAACCGGCATTCGGGAAAGTAGCAATTGGGTTAATGCGTGCTTCGTAGAGGCTATCACGATCGGCTGTGTTTAAGCGAGCTGTTACGCCTTTAACCACATCCAAAGAAGCCCTGTTAAACCCTGCAGGGGCGAACCATGGGTACGCAACCTTATCAGTGTAGCTGATGGCTGCCATAGCTGCAATAGATGCAGGAGCTTCAACTACAGTGTCTACATACTCATCGTATATTTTGACATCTGGGTAGTAAGTAGCTACGTAGTTGTTGTCGAAGCTGCGTCCACCGAATTTTGCAAGTGTCTCTGTTGTGTCTGGGTCTATTGAGTCATTATCAAACACTCTAACAACTGCACTGGCTGAATTATATCCGTAAGAAGGAATGTCCATGAGATATATTGCCATTCCGTAGTCACGAACCTTGTCAGCTGCGTAGTCAGTAATAAACGAATCACGCATGCCTGGGACTGCCAAGATGTTTATTGTTGATGACATCTCGTCTGTTAGGATATTAATAGCAGACCTGAATGAGTTTACGGCGTTGTTCGTTGTTCCTGTTCCAGCTGGATTAACACTTAGACCTAATTTAGATTTCACATCAGCGTCTACTGTTAGTCCGCCGAGCCCACCTGCATCAGTGTCTATTGAAGTTGACTTGTCAGTCATCATAGCCATGTCTTTATCCAGAATGTTTACTCCGTCGAAACCACCAGAGAACACGTTAGTGAACTTCATGTATTTTGAATAAGCATTAAACAGTGTCTTATCCTTGTAGTTCGCAAGTGAAGCGAATGAGTAGCGTGTTGGAGCACTTCCAACGTCGTCTGCTATTGTATTCCCAGAGGTCATGTATACACCGTTTCTGATGTATGCTGCCTTTAGTACCTCTTCTTTTGCTGTTCCAAGGTCTGCGTCAATAGTAGTAGATACCGCAGATATTGCTACTCTTGAAAGTGTGAACTTATCATCATCTGAAGAACTTGCGAGGCTTGCTGATTTTCCAAGCAACTTAACGTAAGACTGCAATAGAGTGTTGAATTCGCCGCTGTTAGGTTTTAACAGTGGATTAACAAGCGTCTTGCTTAGTCTCGTTGATTTAATTCCCCAGGTAAGTGGTAAGTCAACTGACTCATTTGTCCCTGGCATTCCTGTGTAAGTTATTCCTGTAGAAGCGAGTGAGCCTTTAGTTACCTTGAATCTGTATGAAACGGGAGGCATGTGAGCAAGAGCGATGTTTCCATCTGTGTTTGCGCTTTGACCGGTGGTGAAAGTATTTAAGTTGTTACCAGAGACATCTAGCATTGGAAGACCTTTGAATCCAAAGGGTAGTGTCTCTTCGGGAATGTTTCCAGATTTCACATCATTTGACATTACTATTCTAACGAATGATGATTTATTTTTAAACATGCCAGTTTTTACCATACGTCTTTCAGCTTCGCTTGCTGCCTGAAAGTTGTAATATACGTTCTTGTCGCCAATTACCTTGGCAATGTATCTTGGGCTAGCTGGGTTCAAGTTGCAGTTTGAGAACTGCTCAATTACTTGCTTTGTTTTATCTGTGTCAAAAAAGTTTCTGATTTGTACGCTAAATGTTCCCCATTTGTTTGCAGGATCTACTGAGAATTTCAAGTTAGAGATTGTTACCTTGAACTGTTCGTTCATGGCTGCACCTTGATTTAGTGTCTCAAAGTGAAACAAATTGTATTCTTTGTCTCCGAAAGGCTGTGAAATATATGAAGTAGTCTTAGCGTTTGAGAAAGTTTCTGTTAGATCACCGAAGCTCTTTAGGCCAGTTGACGTTCCGCTATCCCAGTCTGATGCTAGTTTTACTTCTGTTGTTGTGTCTACCATGTCTGATTCTACTGGGAAGTCTGCATAAAGAACGTGCCCTTTTTCTAAGAATCTTGTTGGGTCTGTATTTAAGACGTTGTTAATGTATAGATCGCTGTCTGGGTCAAGTGAAGCACTAAATACTTTTATTCCGACAAAAGTGTCTGTTGTTTCGGCGACGCCTGAAAGTATTAGTTTGAATACACCCGCAGTTGGTGCTGCAGTGTCATCGTAGTCTGCGCTATCTGCGTCCCATGTTGACAATGCCGTATCAGTATGAATCATCATTCTTGTACCGAACGGCATGAGGAGCATACCTCTTACTAGTTCGAACGTTGAAGATGTGTCTATTGACGTATCAGTAAATATAGGGTTACCTACAGCTTCGAGTGTGCTTGCTTCTTGCTTTGATAGAATAAATTGTGTGTGACCTACTGGACGAATAGTTGTATCTGTGGAGTCTTCTCCAGCTGTTATTGTTGCACCTGCTACCTTGAATCCAGCGTAGTTGGTGTCAGAAGATGGATCTCCTCCAGCTCCGAGAACGCGAACATATGTAAGCGCATTTCTGTTTTTCAAGAACTCTTTTACAGCATATGGGCCGAAGCGCTTTCCGTCTGGCTCTCCAAATATACTAATGAATTCATCGAATGAAGATACTGTTACCGGTAGAAATGCGGGACCTTTTTGAGCCGTCCCAATGACTCCTGCAGGCGTGCCGACTGAGCTTGCGCTTGTACTTGAAAGATCTATTTCTCTTTCAAAGAACCCAGGTGATTTAAAAGTTTGCTCTGACATTAAATGTCTCCTATTTTTTCTTTATGCATATAATACAAAATCGTCAATTATTAAATATTTCGAAAGACTCCAAGTTACTATTCGTTATTGATGTTTTCTAATTCTTTTATCGTTCTTATGCTAGCAACAGTCTCTCCGGTGCGACTGTTCTTAGAAAGAACTTTAGATAATTTTCTTTCTTCTTTACCCGTAAAAGGGTTTATGACATATTCTACAACATTTAGATCAATTGTGTCTCTATTTAAGACTTTGTCCCCTCGCTTGTCTAATTCTTCGAGGTTATTAAGTGTGAATTTATTTATATCTCCACTTCTTATATCCGGTCCTCTTTTTTCAATAAGGTCAGCTGTTATCTCATTCATGTTAAAGACAACGTTAGGAGCTGTCTCGAAACTTCTAAATGGTGAACCTTTGCCAGGTATATCCTGAGGTGCGACGAAGTAACCAGGTAAGTCCATATCAAACGTAAGCTTAACAAGGCGTTCGTCTGATGCATAATCAGTAAAGTTATCATCAAAGCTCAATGGTGTCTGCATGTATGCTACAAACTTGTATCCAGCATCTGTTGTGACTTGATAGTTGTGTCCTATCGAGGGGAAGTTTGCAAACAGTGTCTCTATTATCTTGTTGATGTGAGTTACATACTGAGTCCATATCGTTATGCTGTATGTTATTTTTACAAACTTTGGGTATGGTATTGTGATAATCTCATAGATGTGATCACCGTTAAGATTTGTCAACAACGTAGGATCGCCAACAGTCTTTGATAGATTATTTTTATTTCTTCTTGATGTAGACGTTCCAGGAGCAGCTTGATTACCAGGGGCTATATTGGTTAGAGTGAAGTTCCCAGTATTCGACACATTATCTTGATTTTTTATTTTTTGTTGGTTGATGATATTTTGATAGTTTGGATCTTTCTTAGAAAGTCTGCGCTTTATGACAAGATCGCCTCGTTCTCTTGAGGAAATACCTGAGCCATAACCACCAACATTTGCATCATGATCTATCTTTTTTCTATGAATTGATATAATTGGTAGTATTAGTGCGTTATTTTTATCACGTATCGGTTTGTTTCTTTGAGACACAGCAAATCGTTCACCTGAAGCGAAGACGACTGGAACTTTTTTCATTGTCCCGTCTACTGATATTTGTATGATTATATCTTTGTCGAAAAGATTAAACATCGATCTATCCATATCAGCGATGCCGCATGAAGGAATCGTAAAGTCGTCAGGAATCTTCCCTGACTCCCAACCTGTTCTTAATTTTTTATCACTCATGGTTCACCATCGCCGTAGAATGCGGAATCAGAGTTCCCATCTGTTGTTCCATCTGACTCATCGTATACCTTAACACCTGCCGGACCTGTAAGTGGTGCACCTATCTTTGCAGTAAGCTCACGGGTATCTCCTGTTGGGTCTCCGGCGGCGTCAGTTGCAAATCCGCGCTGTTGTACGAATTCTTCTTGAACAGCATTGGCGTCTGAATATTTTTCAGATGTAGGCCCAAGAGCTGGCATATTGATTTGTCCTTTTCTTGCTTGCTTTCCGATTAGTTTGATCCCAGTGTAGTGCTCTGTCTGCCCAAATACATTGTCGATAAATGTTGCAGTAAGAACTTCAAAGAAAATATCACCATAACTAAAAAAGTCGCCCTCTTTACATTTGATTTTTTTGTCAAGTAGATCGCGATGTTGTATGAATACGTCGAGTTTGTATATTTCCTCGAGACCAAAGATATTAGTCTTTACTTCTTCAGGCGAGAACTCTACAAGCACATCTATTTCGATCGGTGTCTCGAAAACCTTGTTGACTGATTCTTCGTAGACGTCATGTATCTGAGTCTTTACGATAGAAACTGGGTAGTAGAATATACGCTGCCCAACAACGTCTTTGATTACTTCTTTTGTTATGTCAGAGATAAAATCTATCTCTCTTTTTGTAATAAATAGTCTAGACATTGCTTATCCCATGAAAACGGCTTTGCCGTTTGGCATTGGTATGAACTTCAACTGTTTTTGCATGTTCTCTGCTCTTAGAGCCTGTGTCTCTATAAGTTTGTCGTATGTCATACTGTCGAGCATTTCTTTTAGTTGAGTTATTAATTCTTTTTTGTCTTCTCTTCCTTGTGTTACTAATTCTGTACCGTTTAGCGTTAAATCTTGACCAGGAATTGGTATTTTAGAGAACTTTGAACGAATTAATCCGAGCTGCTCTCTTGACAATGCGAGGCACATTTGTCTGACCCACTGATGTCCCATAGAATTTATTTTTGAGAACTGAATGTTTCCAAAGGGTATATTCCCTAAACTAGACACGCCGTCAATTGTCTCGTCTGTATGACCAGTGTCAATTGGGTTATTAAATGTCCTTACACTTACGAAGATCTTCTGTGCACTTTCCGAAGTTGGTGATGGGTATATTCGTAGATTAGTTCCTTGAACTTTGTATGAGTAGTTTGAACGTCTTACTCTGTTTGAAAGGTCTAATTGAGATGCTCTTAAGATATCTTCGAAAACAGGCAAAACATAGAAGATTGTTTCCGGTGTGAACGACTCAAAGCTCATTTCGTTGTTCAAGTAGTTGACTGCTGATGTTGTATCGAAGAATCTGTATGCTGCCTGAGGAGAATAGTGAAACACTTCATTTATTTTTAGACGTGTTTTTGGGTTTTTATTTTGACTTCCGTCGAAAAGTGGAATAAGATCGCCCGCTCCATCTGTTTCTGTACCGAGTAGGTCTACATTCAGATTGTAGTCTTGCTTTCCAACAACCAGTGTTATAGAACCTGATATTACATCGTATGAGCCACCTATTCCGGCCTCTGATGCATATGGCTCAGCGAATCTGGTTAAGTATTCTAGATTGCTACGTGGGAACTTGTTTGCATGATCATCATATACAGGATCTCCTGTGTCATCTGTTGATATGACGCCAGTTGTGCTATTTTTATAAAGCAGATCGCCTGCATCATCTACAGACTGCTTTTTAGTAGGCATACCCATGAACTCCATGAGCTGTGATTTTGCCTGATATTGATTTAAAATACTGCCATATTCAAAAAGTGACTCTTCGAGGTTACCCCATATTTGTTTTTGTGTAAGTTCAACACTGAGTATGTCATCGCCTAATTTACGTTTGACGAATGTGATCATGTTGTCAGCTTCTACTTGAAATTCTGCATCGTCGTCAAATACGCCAAAGGGTGTTGGGTTGTTTGCTGGGTTAAAAGACATCTATTTTTTCCTAAGTTCTTTATGTGCTATAACGAAATACAATTCATTCAATTTATAAATATTACACAATATTGTGTTTTTTATTTTATATTTCTGCAATGTCTGCTCCCGTTAGGATTAAAAATTCATTTCCGATAAGAACAATATATGAGTCTTCTGATTTTACTCCAGCCATAACCTGAACGATTACACCGTATTTTACTTTTGATGTAGCTTCTGCAACCATTACTAATTGTCCTGTTGACATTCTAACTTCTCCATGTCGAACTCATTTACAATAACCAGTTTATTGTTGATATATGTTGTCCACGCAGAATTTTCAAGACCTGACGACCAGTCAGACAAAAGAGTTTTTGAAACTTGTTTGTTTGTTTGTGAACTAGTGTGTGCGACCTGTGCGATTAATACGCCGTACCCTATGAGTCTATTAGCATTTTTAAATACTGCTACAAGCTCTCCTTGTTCAAATTTGCGTGAATAAAAATCAAATAAATTCATTATTTTAGTATAGTTCGTTTATGTTTCTTGTCTTATCTAAAATTAACTGAACTTGTGATATTTTCTATATCGCCTTCACGATTATGAAATGTCTTGTTAAGACACGATCTACATTTATTATATATTTCTTAGAGACTTCATATACTTGATTTTTTTTATTATATTTTATAAATGCCTCTACTCTATTATTGAAAGACATTTTAGACAAAAAAAATGGGAGTCACCCGTAAAGGCAGCTCCCAAGTATTGATTATCTAAGCTAGATTTAGATAATGTGCATGTAACAAAAGTAATATGATTTATGCTACAGACACTCGATTATTGACTAAAATATTTAGTGAAAATGTTACTGCCACAACCATGGATCTTCATTAAGTTGTTTTTATACGCTTTTTGTTTCTCAGTTTCATTTTTTGTTGTTCTCATAATAAAACGATTTATTCTAACTTTTCCGTCTGTATACCAATAGTCTATTCCTGTCGATCCTTCGTACGTTAGTCCAATTTTTTCGTACCCTTTTCCTTCACCAAAACGTCTATCTGCGTACGTCATGATCCCAGAGTAATTGTTTTCTATTGCAAAACACTCTGCACAAGAGAATAATCTGCTTAGTCCTCCTACTACAGCTGTATCTCTCAATGTAGCGAATCTAGCTATTTCGAGCATACTCTTGTATTTCTGCTGTCTTGGTGAGCGTACTGAAAGCGCCGCTACTATCTCTTCATTATATTTTAGTGCAAAACATTCTTTCGACGGTGTGAATCCTGTGATATGGTTTTTCTCAAAGAACTCTTTTTCCTCTTGTTTTGTTATTTTTGATATCTTGCATTTTCTTGCGAATATTCTGTTTTTTGCTGTCCCTATTCTATATGATATTAATGACTTACAAATGTCTTTTTTATTATACCATTCATCACTGAATATGTGGATTAGAGATATATCGTTTTCGAGGCAGAGTTTTGTTTTATTGATATGTTTTCTTTTATCATACTCTTCTACTCTGTTATTATCAGAATGCCAATATAGTCCGTTAGCCTCTATTGCAACTTGTTTTGTGGGTACATAAACATCTAATTCTTTTGGCGAAATAGCATATCTGACTTTTGTATCGTATTCTACATTTTCACTTTCAATAAATGCTGCAATTTCATTCTCAAATTGTGATATATTGTTTGGAAAACATACTTGACACAATGATCCTCTTTCAAATGTTTGAAGAGTTTTTTTAGACGTTGTTTCACATTTTTTGCATTTGAACTCTAAATACTGTTCTTGCCTTGAAAAATAATCGTCAAAACTTGTGAGCAACTCAAAGTCATTTGCTCTATCGCTTATTCGCTGTTGAAATTTTATTCTGTCGAGCGTCTTTGTTTTACTCATTTGCTGGCGTGAGTTCAGTGTATGACGTTTTCCATAAAATGGATTACCTTCACCTGTATTATTCTCTGCTTGTTTTTTAACTCGTTCATCTGTCTCTTTTGTAAGTCCTTTATTCCAAGCTGTAGCCTTACCACCTTCTTTGCCAGCTACTGAAGATGCTATCTTTGAGCAATCTTTGCAGAATCTTTTGAACTTGTATGCCACATACCTTGTTTCGTTTCCACAGTGTTCACACATTGGTTGCTTTTTATAGATGTTCTTAATAGTATATTCTTTTGAGCTTAGCTTATGCTCACGCTGTAAGTGGTTTGAAAAATCTTTTCCGGTTGATTCATAGTTACATATTTCACATATCATACTGTCATTATACCCTTTTATGATATATATGTTTATTTCTTTACCTTGAAACAAAAAAAATGGGAGCCACCCGTAAAGGCAGCTCCCAAGTATTGATTATCTAAGCTAGATTTAGATAATGTGCATGTCAAGAATAGTTACTGTTCCGTAAAAGTCGGAACGAACCATTTTCTTGCCGTAGCGAGTCATTACACCCTTGCGAGGTGTGAAATCGTCGGGCTGGAAGATGGTAGGAGTAACGATGAGAGGAACGTACGGAGCGTAAACGTAACCAGTCTCAAGGTATGATCCACCCTTGAATCCAACAAGAATCTTGTTGCGTGGGAAGTAAGGATCTTTGTAAACAGTGAATCTGTTAGAAAGAGCGCCAACCTTCTCGGCACCGATTGAGAATGATGAACCGACCTGGCCCTGTCCGTCAAGCTTGTAATTAGGCTTGTACATGACACCGGACTCAAGGATAGTAGCAACATCAGGGCCAACTACGATGAAGTTAGCAGAACCGCGTAAAGTCTTACGGTGGATCTGGTTAGCAACGTCGATGATTGTCTCAGTCAATGTCTCGTACCACTCACGAACTGTACCTGTGAAGGCTAGTCCTTCGTAAGCAGCACTGGATTCGCCTACGTCAACTGTAGCACCGGTGTTCTTGTTCAAGAAGCGACCAGGAGCACGTGACCAGTAGAGGTTTGCACCATTGGCGCCAACTAGTAGGTCGTTAAGAATCTCACGGTCGATCTCAAGTGCAACCTGCTCGGATAGGATCTGAGTAAGTTCTACTTCAGCGTCCATTGAGTGGTATGCGTTGAGGTCTTGAGCGAGCTCTGGGGACCAACGAGCACGGAGCTTACGAGTCTGAGCTGTAACAGCAATTGACTCAATCTTGATGTCGATCTCAGGGATCGTATCAGTTCCAGCAGCGCCGACTGTTCCATCCATGTTACCTTCGAATGCAGGGGAACCGTCTAGCTCACCGAGTCCACCAGCTGCATCAGCAGCGAGTGTGTCAGCGAGTGGGTAGTTAAGTGTGTGTGTATCTGGAGTGACAGGTACGGCTGCTACTGTTCTCTGAACTAGCATTAGAACGTGTGTACCGGCCAATGGGTCAGCTACGAATGTACCTATGGCTGAGGTGCCACCGAGGACCCAGTTACCAACAACATTACAGCGACGTAGGTTGTATGAACCGTTTCCGGCAGCGCCGCCGGAGAGGTCGCCTGACTGTACTGAAGCAGCTACGCGATCTGCACCGATGACTGTAGAGGATATTGCCCATGACTTTACAGAAGAACGATCAGCAACAGTAGGAACTGTTCTAACGACTACTTCCCAACCAGTACCATCACCAACAAGTGGGTCGAATCCTGATATGGCCTGGGCAAATGTTGCCTGAGCTGCTAAGGCTGCTGCGGTGGTGCCGGTTCCGTCGGCGACGCCGTTGTTGTCGAACCAGAGCTGACCAGCATTAATATTTGCAACGTTAGTATCTGAACCCCAAGCACCAGCTGAGAATCCTGAGCCTACGAGGTCGTACTGACCACCGGCTGCATCTGCACCTGACTGTAGGCTACGTCCACTTCCGCTACCGTAGATTGACTCTCCGGCGCCGTAAGCATTGCCTACGTCGGTACCATAGGTGTAATCGAGATAGAAGAGCAGACCTGAAGGTAGGCTCATTGGCTGGATTGATACTAGTTCGTTAGCAACTAGTCCACCGAATACACGACGGACGATTGGGAATGCGATGTTAGTGAAACCACCAACTGCGCCTGATCCCATGGTGTTGCTCTCACGAAGAAGCTGTGCTGCCTGATTTTCAAGCATCATAGCCATGTTCTCGCGGTTAGTGTTCTCGAGCCCACGGAGAAGACCGGTACGTGACCACTTCTCAGTAAGGCGAGCACCTTGCTGTCCAACGTTACGAGAGCGGATGCCCTCGGTTAGCTGGTTTAATGTAAATTTCTTACTCATTTTGTTATGTTTCCTTATTATATGTAAACAATTAGTTATTTGTGCTTTTTTATTTTATGCTTTCGCAGTTTGTAAAAAGCCGTATTATTCAAGAATTACCTGGGTGTTTATTAAGACCGGCGAGAGTTGCCCAACGGTTCGGTGTACTGTCAGTAGACTCGTTAAGAGTTTTCTGAGTTGACTTCGTTCCAGCTGGTCTAGAGGAAGACCCAATGCTTCTTCTAGCGGCTGCTTCTGAAATTTGGCTCTTCTTAGAAGAAGTTTTTGCCGTCTTCAGAGACTTTGTTAAACCCTTGTATAAGAGCTTGACCTCACGCAATGTTTTTGCTCCATCAAGAGATTCGACGATGCCTCGTCTTTGCTCAGATGTTACGTTCTTATCCTGGACTAGCTTATTTACATATAGAAGCTTAGCATTAAACAGGTTCATCTCGGTTAATTGCTCACGTAAGGAATTTATAACCTTAGCGTATTCGGCAACCTGGCCGTTAAGAGTTGCAATTTGTGCAGACTCATTTGTTTTGTTTGTGTTACGAGTTCTTTCAGTTGTTCTTGCACTTTTCATTTCTCTAAGTGCTGCAACAAGTGATTCCTCGTTAATTTCTAGCATTACTTCATCATCTTCAGGAGCTTCAGGAGCTTCAGGAGCTTCTTCNCCTTCAGGTGGAGCNTCTTCATCTTCTAATTCAAAATCAAGCTCTTCGTCGTCGGACATTTCTTCGCCTTCGGGAGCTTCTTCGTCTTCAGGAGCTTCTTCAGCATCAGCATCAGTGACAAGAATGTTTGCCATGTCGAATTCGCCGTCTTCATCTGGCTCGCCAAGATCAAGCATTAAGCGAAGCTCGTTAAGTGCTTCCTCGACTGTGTTATCTTCAGCAATGTCTTTAGTGTTCATTTCAGTTACACTGAGGTCGACCTCGTGCATGTTATCTTTAGTCATGTTTCCCTCATTTGTAAGAATTTGATTTTTAACTTTTTTGATAATTGTTTTTACTTCTTTTCTCTGGGCTTCGTTCATACCTGGAAGCTTTGATCTAAGAGTGTGCATTGACAGTACAATACTTTTTAATTTTTGTTCTTCAGGAGTTAGATCAGAGCGTTCATTGAGCATCTTAGATAGAACAGTCATTGCGTCCTCATCTAGTTCATATGCTTCTTCAGCGACTTCTTCGCCAGCGTCTGTAAGTAGTTCGTTAGGTTCTTCTTCAGCTTCTTCAAGATCTTCATGAGCCATTTCGGCCATGATCTCGTTAACGACGTCTTCAAGAACACTGTCGCCCTCTTCAAGAGGTTCTTCATCCTCGGATTCATACATTTCACCTGATTCTTCAGCAAGTAGCTGTTCTTCGATGAACTCGCGAATTCTAGGTGTAACTGCCTCGACTATGGCGTTTTTGGCATTTTGCTCAGCAAGCTCACGGAGCTGTTTTGCTTCTGCGATTGCTTCTTCGAAAAGTTTTGACATTAAATAATCCTCATTATTGTATTAAATATAATAGTATGTTTCAAATATTATTAAATATAGGTAAAAAAGTGAAAAATTGACAATATTTTTTGTTAATCTTCACTGTTTTGTATCATCCAAGTTAATTTTTTTATCCTGTCTATATTACTACGCCCGTCGGCAGCGTTTCCTAAAATATCAGAAAAGTCGTAAACTGGCTCATCTGCAAGCTCACTAGCGGCAAGATCGGCTCCTGCTGAAAAGTCTCTTATTGAGCCTGTTGGCCTGCGTGCACTAATTTGGGTATTCTGGCCGCCCATTGCAGTCCCTTTGTTGCCCTTTGGAGAGTTTAAAGCCCTAGAAACATTGGTAACCATACCGGCGGAGCCTTGTGGTAATTGTGATTTTCCAGGACCAGCCCAACGTGCTTCTCCTAATGGGTTGCCACCAAGTGTTCTGTTGTCTTTTCTTTGATTGTTTGGATCGAAGTTCGGTCTGAATCCGTCAACTTTTGAAGATATTGAAAGTATTAAGTCGTCATCTGCGTCGTCGTCATCATCTTCTACTTCTACAGGTTTCTCTAAATACGGAAAAATAGAGGCGCCCATTGTACGAACGCCTCCAAGTGTTTGATTAGTTGATGTATAACCGCCTGCTCTTCCGTATCCACCACCGATATTGGAGTCATGAGCTGTCTCTAGAATAAACGAGATCGCATCTTTTAATATTTGTTTGTTATACGAAGACGACATAGTAATCTATTCCGTTAATCAGTCTGAACCGTCGTATGACTCGCCGCTTACGTAGTCACCGAGCGTTTGTGAAGATACGCCTTTAGAGGTAACTGACGGAGACACTGTTCCCCCGAGACCTACGCCGAACTGAGGTGTTGGTTCCGGTAGGTCGCCTTCGTATTCTGGAATGTCAGCATAATGCACTGAGCCAGCACCAGGCGAAGATGTGTTAGGAGTATAAGGAGTTGCAGGTAGTCCAGCTCCTCCGGTTTCTACTTCCTCTAAGTTTGGAGCTTCTGTATAGTTTAGACCTTGTAGTCCGAACATATATCCACCATCATTAATTACTCCGTCTTCGGATACTCCTATGTCAGGTATGCTTGTTCCAGGACCGCCGTTTCCTTGCAGAGCTGCTTTGCATATATTTTCAACAGCTTCATCACTATACTCTTTTAAGAGAGGAGAACCGCTAAATGATGCTTTTAGATTTCTATCATTTCTGTGGCCCAAGCCACCTGATTCTACTTTTGATGCAGTTACTGTTTGTTGTTTTGTTGACGCCATTATTATTTTCCATATTGTAAAAGCTATAAACTTAACTAAACTTCAATTATTAAGTATACAAGTGAATTTTATTTTTATGTTATTTTATTTCTTGTCTGCAAATGCTAGTGCTGCCCAGTGAGAACTGCCGGCGTCGTCTTGGATCTGAGCTGATGTGCTTGATTGAGCAGGGCCTGTTGACCGTATTTTTTGTAATTGACTTTGTCTGTCTGCACCAGACTGCTCTACAAGAGTTGTCTTAGCAGTGTCTCCAAGTACACTTGCAAGGATTGGGTCAGTGGTGATTCCAGCAATTATTTCGCTCATTGCGGAGCTTTGTTCATTTACTTGAGTCTCTGCCAGTTCTTGCTGAGCTACTGCGTTACCTTGTGGTTGAATGCGTGCAGTTTGCTGTGTGTTAATACCCTCAGAGAGGATCTCAAGTAAGCATTCTTTTACAACAGACTTTAGTGCTGATCTTTTTAATTTTGACATAATTTTAACCTAACTTTTAATTTTATGGAGCTACGACACCAGGTCTTGTTGATATATCTGGGAACTGTGTATCATCTATTGATGTGACGCCTGCTATAATTGAACAAGTACCCGTCCCTGAAGTTGTTACGAACATTTTTGTGCATTTTAGCTCTAATCTAACTAATACGCCTACGGGTACTGTAAAAGCAGCGCCGCCAGAGGCGAAACTAATAGTACAAGTATCACCAATTGCATGAATAGTAATCCAACGAGTGACAGAACTAAAGTCTACTAAAAGGTTTGTTTGTGAAATTGGTACGTTAACTATATAGGGCCATGGGCTTACTTGATATTCAGCAACTGAGCCAAAGTGTGGTTTAGGCCACTTCATACTTGGCTGTGCGTTTGCTTTATCTCTATCGTAATATGACATTATTCATCCCATTTAAGAATACTATTAAATATTCTATCAATTTTATCTGTTTTGTTAAAGTTTTGATCAATTTCTTCTTGAGAAACTTCTTTTCCTTCGCGGAGCATAAATGCGCCTGGGGTGCTTGGTTCTGATACCATGTCGAAACAGATAAGCTGAAAGTCTTCTTGTACTTCGTCGTTTCCGCCTCTTGAGCGAGTGCTGCCTACGCCTCTTGAAGAGATGCCAACTGTTATTCCTGATTCGATAAGGCTCTGAAGAATCTGCCCTGAAGGTGTGTTTAATAATTCTATCTTTCCGTAGACATCTTCGCCATCCATGTAGGCTTCTCTAACAACATGTGAGACGTTTTTAAGCTCAACAACAGATGATTCAGGGTGATCACATTCACCGAGAGCTCTGTTTTCTCGGATAAGCTTCTGGTAGTTGTCAATCTCACGTGTCAGAATATCCATAGGATAGACACGCCCGTTTTGATTAAGTGTGTTAGCTCGCTGTATGACACCACTTAGTGTAATTGTCCCGTCTTCACTTCTGTTTTCATTAAGTGTTTTTTTATCGACAACTAGTGGTAGCCACTCAGTTAATAGTTTTTTGGTCATTATTGTGCCTTCATCAATTCATTTTTAAGTGATGATACTTGCAAGAATCTTTCTATTGTAGAGTCTTGAATATCATCTGTGTTTAATGCTGTTATTTTGTTTTTTACTTCTTCAACTTTCTCTAGAATAATGTCATTATCAGAAGTTTTTCGAAGCTCAGACATCATATTAAGCGTGTTTGATTTGATTTCTTCAAGATAACCTGTGAACTCTTTCATGTCATTGCTTTCAGCTGCAAATACATATTTTCTTAAGATGTCCTTTTGCTCATTTGTAAGTGTTGAAGAATACTTTTCATTCAGTTTCTCAGTCATTATCTTGATAACAAGCTTGTCTGTATCTTCTGCTTTTTGTTCTGAAAGAACCGGTTCGGCGTCTTTTACTTCGAGAAGTCTTTGTATTAACTGTCCTTCGTACATGACCATTTTTGTAAGGTCAGATCTATCATCACTTCTCCAGCTATTGATAAGCGTCTGAATGGTTGCAAATGTCTTGTAGTCAGCAATTGATGCAGTGTAAAATGTTGACTCATTTATCTTGTGATTGATATCATGAATTAGTCTTCCTTTTTCACTGCTAAGCTTAGCGAAGTCTATTCTTTTTGCAGCTGCCTTTGATTCTTGTATTATGGCAGCAGCTATTGCACTATCATCTGCTGATGCGGTTGTGAGAGCCTTGAAGAGTCTAAACTCTTTAAACAGTTCAGTGCTATGATCAAATCTCTTTTCGATAATATCAAGTGCAATTTGTGCTTCATCTTTTTTGTTTTCTACTAGTTTTGAAGATATATGCTTTAATAAAAGCTCATATACAATACCGACATTTCTTTTTTTGTTATGTTTTGCCATTTTGGTTTCCGTTTAAATTAATTATTCTTTGTTGTCTTTACTTACTTTTAGACCATCAAATGATTTAAGGATTGATTTAATCTCAGATGTCATTTTTGCATTTTCATTAAGCTTGTCGTCAATATAGTTGTTAAAGCTAAAATCTTCTTTTTCTTCCATTATCATTGGCTTAGGAGGCTTCATAGCATTTACTGCTGTCTTTAAAGTCCTACCTGGTTTTGANCCATACGGGTTAGCAATAGAGTCCTGGTCTTGCTTTCCATACCTATGTTTTCTAACGTTAGGTCCATACCTGTTTACATTGGTTGCCCTTGGTCTGTGATCAATCTTGTTATTCGCAGTTACAGGCAGTTTATGCCCATGCTTGTTTACTCTGTATTTTTTTTCTTTTTTAGGGCCAGAAGTGTCATCTTTTATTGATTCTCCTGCAGTTGTTCTGTTGACTTTATCTTGTGCTCGAAGAGGAGCATCTTCATCTGTAATAGAGGGCATTACTTCTTCGTCTGAGTCATTTAGCATATCACCCTGAAGTGGTTGAGTCTCCATCATTGGTTCTTCTTGTGGTGGCGGGCCACCCAGATCGACGCCGGCACCAGCGTCATTTGTCGAAACTACACTTTCTACGTCAAGATCACTTAGTCTGTCATTTATTCTTCCCTCTTCTATTCCATTGATCTCTTCGTCAGTCATCTTAAATATATTTTTTCGAATCCATTCACGATCAACAAGGCCTTCTGGGACCTGACCTGCGATTTCAAATCTTGTTCTAAATAGTTCTAGTTTTTGCTGCTGAGCAATAGTAGATGGATTTGAAAGACTTAATTTAAAGTCAATAAGATCCTCTCCGTCGAAACCATTTGCATAAAGATGAATAACAGCTAGCTTATTAAGCTCTGAAACTACTGTTCTTTGAATCCTAGCAATTGATCTAGAGAATCTTACATCTTCTTGAGATAGAGTTGCCTTAGCTCCCAGGCCATCGTCGTATCCTAGATAAGCCTTGGGAATCTTGAGTGCAGCAAATAGTTTCTTTTGAATATACTCAACATCTTCTATTGCAGTAGTGTTTGCTCCACCAGCGAGCGTAGAGATGTCTGTTCCAGTATCTGATCCACGAACAGGAAGATAATAATCTTCATCTACTGACATTGGGTTATATCTAAGGTCTACTCTACCAGTTGATGAATCTACTACTTGATTGCGTTTTAGAGAGGTCTGAACTTGTTCCATGTAGTTTGCGATATCTTCAGGAGGAACGTTACCTACATCAATTTTAAAGACTCTTCTCTCAGGAGATCTAACGACCCTGTAGACGAGCATTGCATCTTCAATAAGAATTAACTGACGCCAGATACGTCTGGCTGGTTCAAGAACAGATGATCCGTATGGCAAGAAGGCATCGTTTCCAAGCAATCTAAAGTGTGATATCTGCCAGTTCTCTAAGACTTGATTTCCTTGAGTTACCCATCTAAATCTTACAGCCATTGGGTCTTCTGGGTCGTATCCTTCCTCTCTTTCTATTTCATTTACAGGAATAGGAAAGGCATTTACTACGCCATGATCAGGTGATACGTCATTAAAGAGGAAAAAGTCGCCGTATTTAACGAGGTTTCTAACCCATGCTGTAAGATTAAATTCAATATTAAGAGTGTCAATAAATAGTTCTTCTAATAGCTCTTGTACTTTTGGGTTCTCTGAATGTATGTGAAGAACTGTTCCTGCCTCGTCTGATGCTACTGTTTCTTCTGAGTATATATCAAGCGCTGATGATAGCTCAGGAGTATATTCCATCTCGCTGAAATCGGCCGTTCTTGCCATTCTATCATAAGATCCATAAGCAGACATTGCCGTATTATATACGCCGCTACTTGACTTTCTAAACATCTCATATGCTGATGAGTTGTTTGCTTGATTTGATGAATTCTTTATTCGTCTCTTTACTACTGGACCACTTCTAAATAATCTAGTTAAATCGCCGAAAAGACTTGTATTTTTTTTATCTGCCATTATTAACCTACAAAAGTATTATGCTAAAGCACTTTTATTTTCTACAGTGTGTATTAAATATAGTGTATTCTAATATTTATCGTTCAAAATGTTTATTATTTCTTAAACATCCAATCAAACATTGGATCTATTCTACCTTGTCTTGTTGAAAAAGCTGTTCCATCTGTATAGATCCCATTCTGTTTTATTGGTATGATTTTTGTATTGCTCATTTTTGTTTCAATTCTATTTGAATCATGACGTGTTGATGTCTTTTTTATACTCGCAAGCATAGCATCATTTATTGTTGAAGCTTTTGCTCCGCCGTCTGATGACCCGTCATATAACCATATTCCTATTGCTAAGCTCATTATTAGATCGTCATTGTAGCCTTTTAGTGCCTGAGCTTTGTTTCCTTTCCATGCGAATGTTTTCATCTCAGCATAGAATCTTGAAGAATAAATTATAATATTTTTATTTCGTATAGTTTCTTCTAGTTTTGTCAATATCTGTGGTCTTGTTTTTCCAGATGTTGTGAAACCAGCTATTGAAGAGTCTTGAGTAGGAACGTAATCTCCGATGAAGACACCTTTTCTATTTCTATAGTACATGTTAGGGTACTTCAAATCTTGTAGCTTTAGAATAGTGGCATATCCATAACTGTTGTTCTCAGGACACATTAAAGCGTTGTTGTATTTTTTTCCATACACAGACAATAGTTCACCATACCTGTCAGGTGGTATTTTGCCTTGGTATTCAGCGACGACCTCTCCAGTGTCTACATCGATAACATGAAACGTAGAAAAGTCTTTTGAGTCACCTCTTGCTACGTCTGCCGAAAGTATGTATTTGTGCTCACTAAGAGGTTGTTTCCAGATCCACACATTTAACTGTGGCCCTTCACGCTCTAATGGTTTCTTTACAGTTGTATTTACCCACTCGATATCATCATCTGCCAAGAAAACAGCACCAGATGATGCGAAGTCGCAGAGATACTCTTGAGCAGTCTGACGTTTTGACAAGTTGTTTGTTGTCATCTTGAACCATTCATCGTCATGTTCAGGATGTACGTCCCATGGTAGGTTTATTGCTTTAAAATCGTTTTCGCCCGTCTTCGCGTCTGTGTAAAGCTTATGAAACTGTCCGCCTACACCGTTCGGAGTTGACAAGATTACTGCTCGCCCACCAGTTGTAAGCGTAGGATANAGACCCGTCCATAGAGTATCAAAGTTGTGAATGAAGGCTGCCTCGTCAATAATAAGCAAAGAAAGTGCTTCAGAACGACCTGCGTCATCTGATGTTGGGACTGCCTTTATTGAAGAACCATTTGAAAACTCAATTGTCTGTTTGTTGTCAGAGACGATATCAGGTAAGACCAACCAACTTGGTAGCCCCTTGATCATCATTTTAGTCTTTTTGGTGAAGTTCTGAGCAACTGCTAGCTTAGTTGCAATAACCAATATGTTTTTGTCTTTTTGAAACAACGAGAGCCAAACAGAGTATGCTGCTGTTAATGTAGATAGCCCAAGCTGTCTTGATTTGTTTACTATTACAAATCTGTTATCTATGAATTCTTGAGTGCAGTCATCCTGAAATGGGAAAGTCTTGAACGGGATCCTTCCTTTAACGGGGTGTTGAATATTGATATATTTATTGAAAAAATAAACTGGATCTTTACCGCATTTTATTATTTCTTTTATTTGTCGTGCTTTTTGTATAGTAGCCATTAGGGCTCTTAGTTTGTTATTTCAAATACTGTAATTCTCTTACAATATACAGTTCGTGCTGAACTAATGTAAGATTGTATTCCAATTACCTCAAAATCAGTCATTGATGACTGCTCTTTTACTTTTAGTGTAGTTCCGGAGGCTTCTTTAAAGTCTTTCTTTGTGTTTTTCATAAAGTCGTTAGTTAGCTGAGCTGACTCACTATCAAAACCTTTTGTTTGTTCCCACTGATCTTGCTCTGATGCGAACTTTCTAATTGTTGCATACGTTACTGTCAACATTTCGCCTTGAAGCTTTGTCTTGAATGAAGCTGTTGCTGATTCTGTTGTTGAACTACGCCCGAATGTAGTGTCTAGTATTTGTCCGAGGGCTCTAATTTGCTCTTGTGATAACATTTTATATCCTGTATTTGTTATAAATATATTAAAGAATGAATTTACTACTCACTATTACTCTTAATTCTTTATCTTTGTCTATTATACTTTGTTCTGGTCGTTCGCCGTTTGACCATTTTTCTTTATCTTGATATGCCCACATAGTTGAACAGCGACTGCAACACTGGAACGCTCTGTATGAAGTGTCATCTTCAGCCATAAGCATCGGAAGACAACAAACATCACAAAAGAGCGGAACATGATCAGAGTCATTGTCATCTATGATTATTGAATACATCTCTTTTGTAATTTTTTTGTGCATAGTTGTTATTATACTATTTAATATTGTGCTTGTATTCTATATGTAGAAGAGCTTGTTTCAAGCTCTTGTAACAAGATTTTTATGAATGTGACACATGTGAGTTATTTTTATCACTAGTAATTTCAATAATATTATCAACGATATCTTTTACTGCGTCAACATGAGATATAATCAATATATTTTTGAAGTATTGCTTAAGAGAAGTTAATAGTCTACCACATATCTCTACATTTAATTCATCAAGAGAGCCAAAACCTTCATCAATAATAAGCATATTTGTTTTTGGAAGTGATGATACATTGATTAACGCAACCCTGATGGCGAGCGAAGCTATCATTTTTTCCATACCAGAGGCTAGCTCTATTACTCTCTTGGAATCACCATAGTTAATGAAGATATCCATTGCGTTTGTATTGGGATCAGCCTCTAGTTGAACGGTGAAGCCTATAGTATTTTGTAGAATTTTTGTTATTTCATTGTTAATATTAGGCAATTGACTCATAATGATCTGCAAAGGTATACCTTTCTTAGATACAGCGTTAATAAAGAGTTTGTAGATTTCCCACTTGCTCTTAAGCTCTCTATATTTTTCACGTTCAGAGTTTAGTGATGATATTTTTGTCTCTATTCTGCCTATGTTTTGAGCAGATAACATTCTTTTTGAGTCTATATCATTAATTTCTGTATTAAGTGATGATATTTTAAACTTTAATGATTTTGTCTCATCACTTGAACTAGATGTCTTACATTCTCTCTTTAGCTTCTCAAGTAGAGCCGTTGCCTGTGTCAGATGTTCCTCTGATGTTGACATCTCTAATATTTTTGTTGTGAGACAAGCCTTCTCTTTTGCTATCTCTACTCTATTTTTAGACTCTTTTCTTAATACTTCATTATATTTTTCTAATTTCTCTTCTAGTTTTTTAGATACAAAATCATTATGTGAACGTTGAGTCGTATCAAGGATCTTTTGTAGTTCAGCAACAAAGTCTATCTGTTCTTGTAATGTATTTTTATCATCAAAAGAATCTTTTATGAATTTACAAGTTGGAAAAGAATCACCACAAGGTACTTCTGAAAGTTTGTTTATTGATTTTTCTTTTCTTCTTAGTATTTCATTTTGATGCTTTAACTCGCCAGATAATTGAAGAAGTGTTTTTTCATTTTCAGACATTTCTTTTATCTGTAAGCTTAGTTGTTCATATGGAAAGCTCTCTTTGAAAGACTCTATCTTGTCAATTTTTGTCTGGATCGCTTTAATTACATTGTTTCTATCATCAATTATTTCACTAATTCTTTTTATTTTTTCTTCAAGATTAGTTACTCTAGATTTCTGATTGTCTACATCGATCTGTGTCACTACGTCGGCATCATCTAGTTTGCTTAGTTCAATTTGCAACGTTTGTAAATTTTGTCTTTTTTTAGATAGCTCTGATTCAAGCTTTAAAATTGACGCGCTTTCCTCTTCAAGATCTGTATTTAAACTATAGATGACTACATCCCAGTCTCTGTCTGGGACGTCTTTCATGAGTGTGTTTACTTCGTCTAGTTCTGTTTTAGCAAACTTTTGCATACTTTCAAAGATATCTAGATCGAGAAACTTTGTAAGAATCATCTTTCTTCTTGTTGCTTTCTCTCCGATGAATTTATTCATTCCACCTTGTGATGCAAGTGACGTCATAAGAAAGTCTTCTGAGGTGCCTATTAGATTTCGTAGAATAGTCTCAGTCTCACGACGTTGCTCTCCGTCCATGTCTTTTGAAACGTTGCCTGTGGCGTCCACTAGATCAAGAGTAAGATCTGTTCGTGCTGTGACTTCTCCTTTCTTGTTTTCATTCTTTTTAGCTGTTCTAGTTGTTTGATACCTTTTTCCGTTTACTGAAAATTGTGTGGTTACATCGCAATATCCTTTTCTTGAATTTATAATATGCACATTCTTTACAGGACCACGATCTGTAGTATTAAACAACCCAAACATCATTGTCCCGATAATAGAAGACTTTCCTGATCTATTTGGGCCGAAAATTCCAGTTATTCCATTAAGTTTATCAAAATTGATTGAGTTATCTTTTCCATATGAAAAAGTATTATTGAAATCAATAGAATGAATGTTCCATTTAGCATTTCTAGATACTTCGTCTGATTTTGATATCGAAGATAGCGAACGCTTTATTATTTTGTCTAAGCTTGTTATTTTTTCTTCATCAAGATTTGAGTTCTTATAAAACTTTTTAAATAGCTTTGAATGAACAGCTGCATCACGTAAGTTGTAAGACGTAGGTGAATCTCCGTCTATTATCTGTGGTGCCTCAAAGTCTTCTTCAATTTTGTAGACAATCTCAGCTGCTTCTTTTTCATGTTTTAGTTCAGAGTGAAGCTGAATAATGTCTGATTGTGGGATAGATTTATCACTTCTAATTCTAAATCTTGATCCATTTGGAAAGCTTCTTGCGATAGTTAATGTGTCTTTTACACTGTCTTTCCAGTCAATTGTCACAAATGGGCGTGTGTGCTCTAATTCATAATACTTTACGCTAAAGTCATCTTTATCCTTGATGTCCCAGACTAAAAACCCTTTTCCTGTATTTTCACCATAGTTTTGCTGGATCAATGAACCAGGATACCTGACCCTACCATAGTTATCTACAATTTGTCGCTGGTGAATGTCTGCTAATAGAGAGAAATCAAACCTATCAAAAAACGATATATCTACTTCACCTTCAATTGTCCAATCTGTGTCTGTTTTTGATCCACGAACTGCACCATGAAATAGAGCAATATTTATTTTATCTTCTACAGGCTCTATGTCGCCCCAGCCTTCCTCGTCGAAGCATGAAAAGTTATTCCATACAAACTTGTCTTCATAACCCGCTACTGGGAAGTTTCCTGAACGTTTGTAAAGATATATGTTTGGATTGTTTAACGCGTTCACTATTGGAGTTATTGCGTCTTGTCTATCTTTGTTTTTAATCAAACCATCATGGTTGCCCAGGATTAGGTGTGTTGGTGCTATCTCGGCAAGTGATGTAAACCACCATTGGATTAAATCAATAAGCTCTGGGGATATACCTTGTGTCTTAGAGTGAACAATATCACCACCTATATAAATTATATCTGGTTTGATCTCTCTTGCCATTTCATTCATTTTTTCAAATGATGCTCTGTATTCTTTGTGCCTGCTCAGCCCACGAATGTGTATATCACCTGTGTGTAATATTTTCATTATATTGTCCTTCTTTGTGTAGAAAATGAGTCCACTGTACTACTAATAACTTTCTTCTTTGCTTTTTTTCCAATTGTTATTACTACTAGTGCTGTAAATTGCCTATCATTGTTTGACGTCACTGAATTGAACGGCTTGTTCTTTTTTAATTTTATGAATCTTGGAGATGTTATTTTCTCTCCGGTTGCATTACCTTGTATTGTCACTACTGCTCTTTTGTTGTTCTTTACTATGTAAATCAATTTTCTATTTATGTTTTCATCTTCAACTGTTATATTACAGACTTTTTTTAGATTGCCATTAATTAACTGAAAACACCTGAAATGTGTTTTGTTGTCGTTTACAAACAGCGACTTTATTATTACATCATGTCTGTTGTTGTTTAATGTAAACCAATCACCAAAATACTCACTAGAGTTTTGTTTTGATATCTTATATGTTGATTCACATGGTTTTATAATAAAATTGTTAATATCAGTTATATCTTTTAATTTAACAAATTCTTGAACGTTTATCGTCTCTTTGTGTTTATTAATATACTCTAGTCTTTCACTCAGTGGTTTAACATAAACTGTCTCTTCGTCATAGACCAGAGAGTCTATTACTGTAATAACATTGTCTTGTGATACAATAGAAAGATAAGCTGTATTGTTTGGAACTTCTTCAGGCATATCAGGAATGTTCTTAAAGTTTATTCCTATTCTTGTCTTGAAAAAAGACTTATTGTCAAATTTATAAAAGACGCCAAGTGTTCCAGATAGTTTTCTTTGCAATAAAATATCATCTTCGCTGTATATTTTTAATAATTCGCTTATGTCATTTATTTTTTGTGTTCTCATTAGAGAAAAGTTGTCAAACATTTTATTCCTTAAAAAATTGTTCCGCTCTTTATGCTATTAATCATAAAGCTCATTCTGTCTTTTCTTGCCCACGGTTTTGCATGTGCTCGAGCAGTTTCAAATTGTTGTTTTGTCATTTCACCTACGTCATCATGTGGACCAAGCTCTAAAACTCTAGTTGCTATACTGTATTCACTTAATAGTTTTGCTATTTTGTGTGTCTTGTGTGGCATATCTGAATCTAATGCTAGCAAGATTGGTGTTTTATGCTTTATTATTTCTTGAAAAAGCAGTCCATCGTCAGGAAGAGCAGAACCTAAAATTGCTGTTGAATTTTCATTACAGCGCATTAAGTCGAATGGACCTTCAACAAGTGTGAGTTCCTTTGACCAGTCAATATTTATATGGTTAAATATTATTGTCTTTTTTGGAACCTCTGCGTTAATATACTTGATAAACGTATCATCATCTATTGATCTTGCAGCATAAAAATTAAGTTCACCTACATCATCAAACGAAGGCATAAAGACTCTTCTTCTAAATCGCCCCGATGTATATGTTCCTAGTTTGTAATACCATATATCAGCGGGTGATATGTTTCGTCTTTTCAGATAGTATCTTGCTGACTTTATATCTGGATCTTCTAATTTTCTTTTGTTGCCAAGGAATATAAAACCATTCGGTAGCTCAGCAGTTATTTCTTCGACAAAATCATCATCAAAGTCTATTTTTTTCCCCAGTATTTTTTCAGAGTATTCTTGAACTTTGTTTGGTCTATATTTTTTTAATATAGGTAGTAGATTGTGACCTTTATATCCACAAACCCAACAATGAAACATATCTGTTTCAAAGTTAATTGCAAGCTTCTTTTTACGTTTATTAGCACACTTGGGGCAAGAGACAGTAATATCATGGCTTGATACATTACCGTCGCCAAATACACGTCTAATAAAGTCTATTTTCTGTTGAATACTATACAAAAAGCTTATTACCTTGAATATATTAATATACTACACTATTGAGATTAATTGTTCAACAACTTATGTCCGGCTCTTGATATAACATACGCGTCTGCAATATCGTAACAACCATTTTCATAAATCTCTGTTCCTTTTCTTGGTCCTGATTTTAGAGTCTTTTTGGGCCAAGTAAAGTTTTGATCTAGTTCAGAATCTGCCCATTCAATAATTTTCTCTTTAGTTGATTTTGATTTGTCTTTTCTGTCAATTTTAAGCCCGACAAGTTTTCTTGCTGCATTTACGTTTAGAAACTCTGGTTCTATTCCAAATACATTGTATGATATAAGCGTAACCATTCCATTAAATCTTGCTAGCGTTATTAAGACTTTGGCTGAAGACAGTCCCGGCCTAAACATTTGTAAGTTCTCTTCTATGAAAATAGATGTTATATCATATTTTTCTTTTATTCTGTCAAGAGTCATGGAGACCTCTGCGGCCTTCCCCATTGTATTTTTTATTTTATCCAACCGTATATATGATTGTTCTATTAACTTACCCTCAGAGCTAAGTAATGACCACCCAGTTGATGACGTTGATATGTCTAGTCCTAAAATCATTGT